GTTCTCCAAGTTTAACCTTGCGTCTTTTACCTTCGATTGTGTAATCCAAGTAAAAGGATTTGCTATAGTCAAACTCTCTAAGGTGTAAGCCACGAACTTGTTTATCTCTCGTTATGGTTTCCATTACTCCTCCACTATGATTGCTAAATTTTTATAAATACCTCGTAGAGCGTCTTGTTCTTTTAAGTGATGATCTTCAACGAAGTCTGGATCTTCTTGTACCTCCATTTGAAATGCTACTGCTCCTTTCACAAGAAAATTAATCTCTCTTGGTGTTAGTCTCCTAACATTTTTTTTGACAATTATTTTTCTAGGCATTGTTTACCCCCCTAATTGAAAAAGAAATAAGAACATAAATCCTAATAAGAGAAGGCAGTAAGCCATCTGATATAAGAAGTTATGTAACTGTGGGAATCGTTTTCTCCTCATGTCTCTCATTACGCTACCTCCTTAATCTTTTTTAATTCAGATCTTAATTCTGAAAGGTGATAATTTACTTTCCACGTACCAGGTCTCTTTAAAAGCATAAGCCTTCTTAATTCTGTGTAGTGATATTTGGCATAAGCATTTTTGTACCCATATTTGACATCATCATCTAGCAAAGCACATAGTCCATTTGGATTAGTTGTGTGAAATAAAGCCTTGAGTGATAACGGTAAGTTTGCATCTGTCTCAAGTTCATAGCTTACTAATTCACCGATATCTATTTCTTTAGCACGATATTCTTCAGTTTCTATTTCGTCTGCTAACCAAGAATTTCTAAGTCTCCTGTTAAACGATCTTGCTTCTTTATAAGTGATATTTCCCATTTTTTCTCTCCTAAATTATTATTAAATTTCCTCAACTATGTAGTGAATAAAAGTGTGTTTTAATTAACTACAATGATAACGATACAGACTTATTCCTAATCTGTCTACTCTTTTCGTAAGTCTTTATATACCAATGTTTTAGGTAGGTTGGAAAGCTGGTTGGTGCGTGTTGGTGCTTATTTAAGCACCTAATATGTCTAATATGTTTTCTATGGGGTTGTTGTCTTTGATCTCTTTGTCTTTGATAGTTATGGTAATGGCTTTACTGAATTTGCGAAAGACTACGTTCATGTGTTCCAAAGAGACAAAAGCAAAGATGTCTATAGATCCATCTTCATAGTTACGATTCTTGGTGTGCGATCCTCTTCGCATATCAAACCGCCAGTTCGCTCTATGCTTTTCTATTTTAGTTTTGGTTTTAACCTGGACTTTATAAAGGATGTTGTCGTGCTGAAATAATATATCAGCTTCAGCTGAGTGGGGAACAACTAGAACTGTATCAGATATTTGAGAGAGGAGTGATGCCACGAAATATTCGCCAGAACGACCAACACGTTCTGTAGTTCTTGACATAGCTATTCAAATTTATCTTCCTTGTTAGACATGGGTTTTTTTATGGAGTTCTTGATTTTCTAAAATCTTCTAATATTTTTTGTTTTTCTTTATCGGAATCTATTTCATCATCTGCTGCACCAATTACTCTGCTTGTTCTTAATATTGGAGCATAGTTTGGTTTTAAAATTGTATTAATATTATCAATATTTGTTAAAGCTGGACTTGCTAGTCTTTTAGCTTGACCAACTTTTATTGCGGTTTCTCCTAACAAACGAGGAGAAGAAGCTCCAGCATTTAAAGCAGCCATAAATGCAAAAAGCGGATTGGACGTAGCAACACCAGCTCCAACTCCAGCTGCTCCTACACCTCCAGCTGTATACCTTCCCAACCCTCTTGGAATAAATGTATCTGCCGATTGAGCTGCAAGTTGATATGGAAGGTTTGGTTGACCTCCTATTTCTGATATTTCATCTAATAAATTTCCTCTTAAACCAAAACTTGTATTCGCATTGTTTCTTGTTGTGGATTGTAATTTTCTTGCAATACTTTCAACATCTTCTATTTTTCCAGAACCCAATGCTTTTTTAACTTGTTTTTCTAATGTTTTAGATTGTTCATAGGCTTGCATTACAGGGCCATATTCTGGAGAATTATCTAAAATAGTCTTTCTAAGACTGTTTCTGTAAGAAGTTACTAAAGCTCCTGTTCTATCCACAGATGTTGCGTCTGGCATAAAATCATCAAGAGATTGTTTTAAAAAATCCAAACCATCAACTGTATGTAATTCTGGTGATTGCATCCAATCATCAACCAAATTATTTATTTCTTTAATTTTTGCGTTTATTTTAGGAGTTCCAACCTGACCTCGTTTAGTTGATTGTGTAAATTCTTTTATTGTTTTGTTTAAATTATTTTTTACAACTTTAGGATCAATTTTAATTTTTTCTAAACCAAGATTCTCCATGCTGTTTAAATATTCTTTTTTTCTAGCTTTTGCTACATTCTGCAACCCTTCCATATAACTATAAACAGGCTGTAGGGTTGTTTCTAAAGTTTTGTTAGCAGACATTTGAGATCTTATTGCATTTAAAACATCACCGCCTTTTTCTCCACCTTTAGCTAAAGTAGTTAAAACTCCATCACCAAGACCAGATTGCCCTTTTATAATATTGCCTACAGTCGCTTCTGTAATGCCCTTAACAGCGCCAGGTGTTTTTTGTAACCCTTTCATTAAAAGAAGTGTTGGATCAACTGCTTTGGTTGCCTTACTAATTATATTGCTAGATTTAAGGGGCGCTCTTGCAAGGCTTAAAGGAACTGCTAAATCTGCCAAAAATCCTACAGGATCATTTTTTAAAGTGTTGGCAACTTTGCTTTTAACTTCATTAAAATCTTTACCACCATATCTATCATAGTAAAATTTCCCAACCGCCCTTGCAGCTTCTTCACTTGGCTGTTCACCAGGTGTATATAGATTGTAAATTCCTTTTCCTAATTCAACTAAATTTTTAGCTGTTTCTATAGGACTTAATAAAGGCGTAATAGTATCACTAGCAAATTTATATGCGCTTGAAGGAACATTTCCAAGAGTTTCTAAACCACTATCAAGGATACTTGATTGTTCTTTTTTTTCTTTTTTTAATTGTTCCAAAGATTTCATTATTTATCTTCCTGTTCTTCTTTTAATTTCTTTTTCAAGAACAGACTCCCATATAGAATCTTCTTTAGCTTTTTTGTAGGCATCTTCTATTTGAATATCATCTAAATCTTTAGCATCTAAAAAATAATCTTTGCTTAAATCTCTTATAAAAGATTCTGAAGTATATTCTTTGCCTTTATACCCACGCATAGATTTATTATTGTTTTCATAGTAATCAACTGATTCTTTCTCTGTTTCTATTAACTGTTGTGATTGTGCTTTTAAATCAAGTAATCTTTCTAAATTTTCTTCAGGTGAAAGACTAGGGTTGTAACCCCTTCTAATTAAGGCTTCACCTTCTCTTTCTGAGAATTGACCACCTAAAATTTCTTTTAAACTTTGTTGAATAACACTAGCAACTCTTTCTTCTACCATTAAACCTTGTTCATTAAAATACGCAGCTAATTTTGGAAAATCAGATAACATACCAGCGCTTACACCAGAAATAGCAACTCCGTTTTTGGCTGCTGTTTCTAAAATAAGCTGTGCATCTTCTAGTCTTTCTAAATTAGCAACATTTTTTGCACCCCTACCATCATCAATGTATTTTGTATAAATGGTAGCAAATTTCTCATCGGTAGAAATTTCACCTTTATTCATAGGTCTTTCGCCAAAACCCAATCCTTGAGTGGCTAATGTTTTGGCTACTTCTTTATCATAAGTAATTTTTGGATCATATTTACCAACAGAGCCAAGACCCATAACATCATTAATCTGTTGTTGAAGATTTGCTTTTTTGGCTGAATCTGTTTCTAGCCTTAATTGTGTTCTTAATTCATTAAGAAAATTTGCGTTTGTAATTAAAGTAGATCCATCTTTTCCACTAAACTGACTTTCAAATTGATATTTAGCAAACAACTCTGGGTTTGCTTTAGCCAATTCTTTTTGTGCTGCGTTTAAATTAGAACCATCTATTGCTGCATTTAACTTAGCAGCATTATCTCTAGCAGTACGCAACTGTTGAGCTTGCTGAAGCATAGCCATATCTTGCGACATATCATTGCCTTTTAACGCACCACCAAGAAGGTAGAGCATATCTGCAAATTTTTGTTTTCTAGCACCTTTATCTCTTTGTATATTTGCAACGTCTTGAGATATTTGCCCTCTTTGTTGTCTTAAACCAGACTGTAATTGTTGACCTACAGGATCAAGTAGTTGTTGCATATTTAATAAATTATTTATTGCCATTTTATAAAGCTCCTTAATTTAACCCATGCCCATAAAAGCAGCACTACCTAATTGAGCAAGTGTACCTAATATATCACCAGCACCAGTTTCTTTTCTTCCCGTTTGTGTAGTTGAAGTTTGTTGTGGCATTAATCCTAATGCAGATGATAGTAAGCCAATCTGTTGTGGCCCATATCCTCTTGCATCCAAGAATTGATTGTATGCTTGATCCAATCCAGCTTGTTGTAAACCTTGTTGCTGTCTACCTATGTTAGCTAGTAATCCTAAATTACTGTATTGATCTGCTAATTGATTACCAAATAAACCAGCTTGGAAACCTCTGTTGCCTATTTCTCTGCTTATATCTTGTCCAGCTAGTGATGTAGCTCTATCAAAACCACCCTGTCGTAAGCCAGCAGCAGTTCTAGCTGCTTGTTCTGCAAACGCTCTGTTAGTTTCTGCTTCTAATACTCCGCTTCTTGAACCTCCAAAAGCACCAGCACCTATTGCGCTGTCTTGATTTCTACCAATAGCCATTTGCCTAGATCTATCTAAATCGGCTAACGTAGTATCTACAACTTGTTGTGTGTATGGATTTTGATAAGCACTAATGTCTCTATCTAAAATACTAGGTGCGCTCATGCCAGCCAAAGCGTTTAATGAACCTCTAGGATCGTAACCCATAGATTGACCAAACATATTTCTAGTCGCATCAAACCCTTGTAATTGGTCTGGGTTAAAGCCAGCTACTCTTGCCCCTGTGTATGGGATATAAGGTTGGTCAGCCACAACTCTTGCTGTGTCATAAAGACCTTGATACATCCTTAACTGTGCTGGATCAATCGCTGTTGACTGAGTTGTTGTATTTTTTCCTTTGCTCATAATTTATTCCAGTTCTTTTCTAATCATGTGTTCTTCTACAAACCCATGCTTTTTTAAAAATCTTTGCCATCCTTTTCTTCCCCCTCCGTAGAGACGAGAACACCCAAAATAAGTGGCAAACCTTTCAAACTCTGGCAACATTGCTAAGAGTTCTTCTACGTCACCACCACAAAACAATAAGTTCATTATACGTTTTTGTGGGTAAGTGACCACTTCCGTTATCATTATTGACTCGCTTGCGGGCCAAAGCTGAAACTGTCCATTCTTTATGCCATCTTCTATATCTTCAAGAGCATAAAGGTCTTGTAACTCAATAGCTGGAACTAATAAGTGTCTTAGCCTTAACCAATGAGGTTTCCAGTCCTCACTATGATACTGCTGTTGTACTGAGGTTTCCACTATTGTCCGCTTGTATTTTAAACTTAGAGCCATCAGGACTCACCAAAACTATTTCTGTCTGATCGCCACCATTGGCTTCAATTCGCTCACCTTTATTAAAGGTTAAGCCAGATTGGTATTCTAATTCAGACACCAAATAGTTTTGATATTCCCTGTCGTATTGTTCGCTTGGTCTGGTAAATGTTTTTCTCGCCATTACCTACGACCTCTGTTTCTTAAATCTAATCTTATATCACCCACTTCAAAATCTTGTGTCGTTTCACCTGTAACTTTCATCTGTACCTGTCGAGCTGTAAACCTTGCATCCGTATATCCATCTGCTGAATCAAAAGTAAAAGAGCCAAAATCTGTTTCAGGCCCTAGCGGTGTAAACTTTCCTTTAAAACTAAGGGTTACACCAGGTAGTGTGTTAGCTTCTGAATCAGGAATAATCTGATTTACTTGCACACAACGATCACCATTACCTATTTCTATAGGCCCTGATTGTGCAAAAGGTACAGAAGCTCCCAACTCTGGAGAGTTGTTTAATGTAGTGCTTTCGTGTTGGTAAACAAAACCAGCGTTATCCGCAGCAATAGGATAATCAAACGTACCTTGATCCACCCAACAACCCCTATCCATAGATCCAATACTCCAACTGTTTTCTAAATAATTCCAAATAACGTATTTATTTGGTTTTGAAGAATCAGTCGATGGGAAGAACCACCATATTTCATTAAAGTTAGAATTGTGTCCTCCAGCTATGGTTTTTCTATAACTGTATTTTAAATCGTCAAATATATAATCATGCACTTCACAAGGAATCTCTTTAACAGAACCATCAAAAACAAAGAAACTGTTTTCACCCATCCATGCTAAGAAATTACCAGCACTAACGATTCCTCTTGTTGATATGGCTTTACAGTTTGTGCCAGCATCTTGAATACCATATATAAAAGGCTGACCAGAATAAAATAACCGAGCTATGCCTGTATCGGTAAACAAAATAACGTCTGTCTGCCATTTGACAGCACCTATAACTCTACCTCCTGTCGGTACTTGTAAATCACCAGCCGTATTAGTCGCTGCTGCTGTCCAAGTAGTTAATGCTTCTCTTGATGACCAAGCAATCTTTCTTGGATCTCCACCAGAACCAATAGCTAATATGTGTCTTTCATTAGTGACCACAACACCTAGATTACCTGTCGGTGCATTAGTTATTGCAGTTCCAGCTGCATCTGGACTATTAGTGCCGCCCCCATGAGGTCGCCATTGATAGATTTTACCGTCTGATGCGGAGCAAAATATTAAATATTCACCCCAGTTATCAAACGAGAAAGATGTTGTGTTAAAAAGCAATCCTGATTGAGAACGAGCATCACCATAATCTTCTACGTTGTAATTGTATGCACCAAAGCCTAAAGGATCAGTTGAAGCGTCTGTTACAAAACCAGATGGTGTTATGTCATACCAAGTGTTTCTAGTTAAAACATAAACCTTTTGTCTTGTACCAACCGCTAGAATTGGATTGCCAGCGTTATCTGAATAAGTGAAAAGAGCTGTTGGCGTGCCTGTTAGTGCTGTAGATTTTAGTTTTTCCCAACCGCCAATGGGCCTTAAATTTCCATTCTGAAAACGAACTAAATCACCGTCAGTCCAGCGACCTTTATTACTGTACGCTGTACCGTTGGTAACAATACCTGGAGGTGGAGTTATTGGGAGTAGTGCCATTCACTTTTAGCTGTTAGATGTTATGTACGATTTACCAGTTGTAATTGCTGCAACGTGAGTAGTTTTTTTGCTATCTGCTGCTCCTTTTACATCTGGAGTATTATCATCTGAATCAACAGGCTCATAAGCTAAGATAACTTCTAAGTGGTCAACATTACGTTGTACTGTTTCATTTATAT